CGTTCCCTCTGGATATTTAGTCACATATGCTTTTGCATCAGCAAGGCTCCAGTTCCATCCTTGTGCGGTAAGACCAGTATGTGTTGGATTTGATGGCATTTCTGTTAATGCATTAAACTCTGCGACAGTATAGGAGTACAGAATCGTCCCATCATAATTGTAGAAATTTACATCGCTTTCAGATACTGCACCGCCGCCACCACCTGTAGGAACATTAACCGTCACTTCCGAATATCCGTCTGCGGAGTCATCAGTGGCAGTATATGTGCCATTCTCGGTAATAGTTTTCGTAACGAGAGTCGATCCGCCACCGCCGCTAATTGCATTAATCGCTGTCACAAATTCGTTAGGAAACGTTAACTGAGCTGATGTTCCACCTTTTGCTCTTATTGCATTTGCAATAGAAGTTAAGTCTGTATCAAGCTGTGAAGAATCTACTAATTTATCTATAGCCATTAATAAACCCCCCCAGTCCATGTGTTTAAAAATTCAACAGGATAATTACTTGTTCCAAGAGGGGCTTGCATGATAAAATCTGCAATTAATCCATGCCCTATAGTGTTAGGATGAACATCATTATTAATTACATGCCCAGGCGAAATAAGTATATCGTAAATTGGCAACATATTAATTCCCAACTCAGCAAACACAGGATATATGGCATTTGCCCATGATTGATAGTAGCTAAGATCTGCACCCGCCACTTTGCTTAAATGTTGTATGGTTAAAGGCAGCCAAACGATTGTACAAGTCGGATTAGCATTGCGAATAGCCGATGTACAGTTACGGACGGTAGATACAAGTGCGGCAGTAGTAAGCGTTCCAGCTTTCAAACCCACAATGTCATTACTCTCGTATTCAGCATAAACAATATCTGCCTCTGCAACCTCATCAGCCGATTCCTGCAAGCGTGCCGCCCATGTTGTGGTTGTTGAGCCACTTACACAATTTTTATGAACCGATGCAAAAAAACCTCGTTCATTTAAAATATCAACAAAACTGTATCCATTATTGTTATATCCATATCCAATAGAGTCTCCAAAAAAACACACCTTCTTATTTTTCCAAACATTAATAGGAACATCAGATATATTGGCTTTATTCTATAAAGTAGATCTTGCTGTCTTATCCGCAAGATCATACTCATCGCCATTAGGTAGTGTAACTTTACTAATAATTGACATATACACTCCCCCTTATCACTATACCGTAATAGTAGCTCCTGTTCCTGTAAATGTTGGCTAAGAGACTGTTCCTGTTGGTGTTCCAGATACTTCTACAGATCCCTAAGTTCCAGTAAAAGAAGCTGTATAAGTTACCGGAACAGGAATATCTCCAGTAACCAATCTAACTCCAGTTCCTGTAAAAGCAGGAACGGAAGCTGAATAAGTTGCATCTCCATTCTTTACGGTAACATTTTCAGTAGTAATAGATGCTCCTGTTGTATAACCAATCTGATATAAAGAAAGATTTTCATCGGTTACTGAATAATAAGTAATCGCATTTGCAGGAGCAGTTGTTTTTGGGGCGGCCGCCACAATAGTTTTTGCTACTGTAACAGAAGTAGGATTTTTTACAGTAGTAGTAGAACCTGCTGTTGCAACTGAAATAGTGGGCGCACTAATAGTCCCATTTGGGGTGTATGTTACTGTGCCAGAAGCTGCAACGGATACGGGAGCAGTTTTATTTGTTGTTGTATTGGTACTTACTGAGACGTTTCCTTGTGGAGTAAAATTTCCAGTAGAGGAAAAGCTAGTCCCCGTAAAAGTTGGCTGAGAAACTGTTCCTGCTGGTGTATAAGTCCCAGATGCTTCATTTTTATAAGCTAAATCACCTAATGAGTCTAAACTTCCAAGCCCATGCCATTTTTCATCTGGCCCCCAAATAAATTCTTGAGTCCCATAGAAAAATAACTGACCAGTTGCAGGAGTAACGTTCTACCCGTTAATTGTGGGCACCTGGCTTCCGCCATCTGTTAGGGCCGTTGTGGAAACACCCATAAAAACAACTGCATCTCCACCCGTTAGAGCTTGTATTTGAGATCTAGCCTCCGCATCTTTTATATCATAAACTGTGCCACTGGGCAAAGTAATTTTAGAAATCTAAGGCATAATTATTATAGCTCCTTTCTTAATTTCTATTAAAAATTAAGTTTTCATCGCTTAAGAATAAATTTAACTTATTATTCCAAAAAAGTCTATCTTCAGGGCTGATATGAACAGTATTATTATTAATATGATTCATTAAAATTTCTTCAAAATTAGAATTAGAAGAAGTTTCATTAACAAAAGGTAAATCAATTAAATAACTAGTTCCATCACCTATCTTCAATCCGGGAATAAAAATCTATTTCTAATTTTCATCTTTTACAATTTTATAATCAGAATAAATATAAAGAACATTTTTCTAAGACAATAAATCAGTGTCTAAATCCCATTCAGATTTTTTCTTAGAATAATAAATCATTTTATTATCTAATTTATTTTTAATTTTTCTCCATAAATAAGCTACTCCATCAGAGTCTAAATATTTTGGCATATTTCATCAAACCTCCTTTATGAAGAAGAAGTAATATTGTCTAACTCATCAAAATCAATTCTTGACATATCTAATTCATTAAAAGTCTTGTCGTTAATTAATTCATGATGTTCTATTTTTGGTTTATTAATTAAATCTTCATAATTAATAATATTTCTATTTCTATAATCATCTTGCACTGGATCTCCAGAAGGATAATAAGTAGGTTGCATAATAACTCCTAAAGTAGAGTGCATAACCCCCCGTTTATCTGGTATCCTTCTTTTATATAATCTTTGAAGATGAAAGCCTTCTCTTTCATAGTCTTTTTTTAACTGTAATAATTTTTGCATATGATTTGCTTGAGAAGTAAATTTGAAATCAGAACCACTGTATTTCATTCGTGTATTTTCTACACTTGCTAATTGCTGACTTAACCACTCTACAATCATATATACAGCTAAAATATTTATTTCCTAATGAGTTAAAAAAGTATTAAAATGTCCCTAATTATAAATTATGGCTAAAGCATCTGTATAATTACTCTAAACTCCATTATAAATAGTTTCATCTGTTATTTCTAAAAATTCATAATTCCATAAATTAACTCTAGGAAATTCAAATTTTTCAATAGCAGAAAGTAATAATTGCTCTAACATTCTATATGTATCTAACTCAGTTAGCTATAAAAACATATCATCAGTAATTTTTGAAAGAAAGGAGTCATATACAAGTGAAAATGGAGTAGTATTCATTTATATACCCCCTATTTAAAATTATTCTTTATTTGGCTTATATCTGCGTCCTGTTGGGGCGGTGCTACTAGCAGATTTAATCGGGGCGGCTCTTCTTACAGATTTAGTGCTAGACTCTGCCGCTGATGTATTTTCATCTTCACCATCATATTTAGTGTTTTTAATTTCAATTGCTTTTGTAACATCAAAACCAAGCTTTTCTTTTATGGCTTCTCTTTTAGCCATATCATTAACAGGAAGATTTACCGCCATATCTTTAATTAAATCAATTATTACCTAAGGAGCAAAATCTAAACAATCTAAAAACTGATCTAAAGAACCTGTTGTTAATAATGTTTTAACATCTTCTTCTGAATAATGGTATTCTGGTTCTAATTTTGTATTAAATAATTCCATAATAACATCTTCATCAGTAATTTCCAAATAATTCTTTAAAATAGATTCACCGCCAGGTAAAAAAGATAATTTTTCTAATTCATTAAAAGTAATATTTTTACTTTCTTTCGGATAAAAAGTTCTATTTACACCAAGTTCTGGAACTTGATATCCAACAATTCCGTTATATTTATTAATAACTTTTACGGCTTTATTCTGTTCAATCATATAATTCTCCTTGTATCTCTATCTATAAAAAATAGGGGAGAATTTTTATTCTCCCCTATGTAATTTTAATATCTATTATGAACCAATATAAGTACTTAATGCTTCATTCTTATAAATACAAATTCCTGGATGTACTAAATAAGTAGCTACACCAAATTTTTGATAAGTCTGAATTTCTGTTGACCAATCACGATTATCAAATGATTTTACTTGCGCCGCCCCTTCAAAAGCAACCTTTACAGGCTTTTCTGAACCAGTCGGAATAATATAAGCAAGCTGAGGATTGATAACTTTATTTACACGAGTAGCTTCCATACCTACATTATCTTCAATAGATTGCGGAAGAATAATTACTCTATGACCTTTATAAGTAGCAAAGTAGCCATTGTTCCAAATTTCTTCCTTCATTCCATCTGACCAGTTTGCAGAAGAAGCTGGAAGCATTTTTGAAGCAAATTCAAATGTACAATAAATTGTACTCTTTCCACCATAGCTGTCAGCAATAGAAAGTAATTGATCCATTTTAGTTTCATCAAAACCATTTTGAGTTACTTTCTGAAGAGCCGGAATACTATTAATTAAAGCTTCAAGAGCTTTAGCGATTTCTTTATAAACCTGCTCATCCATTCCTTCAAGAACGATGCTATAATAATCATTCATTGTCATGCGGCCATCTAAAAGCTCTTCCCATTCTACTCTAGAAGCGCCTCCGTATGCAGCTGTAGCAACTTCGAATGAATATCCATCTAGCTTGAAGACTTCATATCTACCTGCTAATCCAACTCTAGTAACGAATTGTTTAGCACGTTTTCTAGAAGCTTCACTAATTTTAACTTTATATACAGGCTTAGTTCCTTGAGCAAAAGTACGAACATCCGCGAACTGTCCATAAGACTGCATAATTTTTTGCGGAAGCACTTCTGTAAGACTGATTTCCATTAATGTATAAATAAGATTTTTATTTTCTCTAAAATCTTGAGGAGTAGCCCCAAGTTCATTTAATTCTTTAATAAAAGTTTTATTCAGAGCGTCTGCTGAAAGCTTTTCTCCACCAAAAGAATAAGCAACAGAAGGATTCAATGAAGCCTTAGCATTGGCTCTGGCTAACTCAATAAGTTGATCTCTTGTTAATGCCATTATCTTTTTCCTCCTTTATCACTGTACTCTTTGAATCTTAACACCATTTTGTCCATCTGGCATTGTATATTCTTTTACAACTTTCCAAACCATACCTGATGCAGGCATTCCCGTTCCTGTCGCCTTTGCTAAAAATCCTGCATTAGCACCAGAAGCTGTAACCTGTAAATAATCTCCAACAGAAAGGCTTACTGTACCAACTTCCGCAGTATCAGACGTGTTCGGAACAGCAATCGTATTAGTTGTATAAATATCACCGACGTATGTTCTAATTAAACGAGGGAAAATTTGTCCGTCAGTAAAATCTTCAGTTTTATATACGAAATCCTTATGATTTTGCTTTCTTTCATCATAAAGCTTTTCTTCATTATAGACAAGCATGAACTCGCCATCACCATCAAAATTTACTTCACCATTAGCATAATCATACTTTGCAAACTGTCCTTGCTCAAATTGTGCAATAGAATCTGCACTAGTGGTCTTTCCAGACCCCTTAACATGAGCAGGTAATTGAGCATAAATCTGACCAGTGACAATACCAGAAAGGTGGTTAGGTTCAACCTGTCCATATCCTATTCTTTTCATTACTGTTGCCATATTCTAGCATCCTCCTAATAAAAAATATTAACCAAGTCTTTCTTGTTCTTTAACAGCCTTTACCCAATCTGGTAAATTACTGTCTTCGTTATTATTTAATGAATAAGTAATAACTTCTTCTTCTTTATCTTCTACTTCTTTATTTAAAGTAAAACTAATCTTTTTGTCAAAACAAATAACTGAAAGTTTTGCTTTGATTTCATCCAAAGTGTACTTTTCCTTATTCTGAATAACATCTGCCTTATCTTCATCTGAAAGCATATAAAATTCAGCAATAAGAGCATCCTTTTTCTGATTATCAATTTCTCTTTTGAAATTAACAAGTTCTTGATACTGACTCTGAAGCACGCTATAAGATTCTTTTAAACTATTAAGTTCTTCTTCAAGAAGTTCATATTTCTTTGCGCCTTTTTTATCTTTATCGTCGTCATCATCCTTGTCATCACTGTCATCAGATTCTTTATTAGAATCTTCATCTGAAGCGGCATCTTCTCCGCCATCATCTTTAGATTCTTTTTCTTTCTTTTCTTCCTAATCTTTCTTGACATAATCAGCAGGAGCAGAAGTATCCTCTGTTTTATTATTAACTTCTGAAACCGCTTCTTCTGTTTGAGTATATTCTACAACAGCTTCTTCAATTTCAGGAGTTACAGTTTTTTCAAGATTCTCCATCTGTTGTCTCCCTTCATTTAAGGCATTTTTTAAATCTTGCATCATACTATAAAGTGTATTTTTAAAATTATTATCTAATGTAAATTTTGAACTTACATTTGGGGCTGTTACAGAAGCGCCTTCAAAACAAGGCTCTACATCATCCCCTAATATACAAATTTTTTGAATAATAGCATCATTTATAATAAAGAAATCCATTCCATTATCATAATTGGTTTCCCAACGACCTTTTACAGATTCCTTTTGAAATTCCATTGATTGCGGACGACCCTAATTTACAGGTAAGCTGGATTCTGGAAATTGGTCTGTCCAAAGATAACCAGTAGTCATAAGATATTTATGAGTAACTGATTCACCTTTTTCATTATAATCTTCGAAATTTTGAAACCAGACTTCTGCATCTGGCGCAACGAATCCGTATGGAACAGTTTGACACTCAAACTTAATTCCTTCATCATCAATGATAACTTTTTCCCCATGATCAGTAAAATCTTCCTTACTATCTCTATAATAACCAACAATAGGAGCACCGCGAAGTGTTTTTCCAATTTCAGCCGCGACCTCTTCTGTAATAAAAGTGTGATTTCTATTAGCTCCTACATAAAGAACCTTAATCTCACATTTAGACATTAAGGGGTTAAGATCAAGAGGTTGAAGATTTAAAAATTCAGGAGAATCAATTGTCGCAACTGATTGGTGCATAATAAAAAATCTCCTTCCATTCTCTTCTGTATAATATAAAAAATTGAGCAAATCTCTTACTAACTTTTGTCCCAAATTTTTTAAAAAATTTTTTAACTCATTGATTCTTTATTTTGAATAGTCTTTGTAGACTTTTCATCATCCGCTTTTTCGGGGCGACCCGCACCCTCTTTTCCGGAATCACTTACTTTTTTACCAAGAACTTCTGCGTTCATTGTACTTGACATTAACGGTGGAATAAAGACATTAACTAAATCAAGAATATCATTTTCAAAATACGCTGTACTTAATATAGCACTTTGAGCCTGACCCAAAGCAATCTGAGGTAACATCTTTGAATAACCTAATTGAGTATGTTCTTTATACTGTTTAGCTAAATCTTTATAATTATAAATTGTGGTAGGAAGAATTTGCGCTCTATAAGTAACCTTTTTTGGACTTCGATTATAAGGTATTAATAGAGTATTTAAAAATGTTTCAAATTGTTGAATTAAATTCCACATTGAAGCTTCATCATTTAAAATAGATTTTTCAAGAGCAATATTACCATCTGTATTAAATTGCATCTGTGAAACACCTGCTTCATTATATACTGTACGTTCTACTTTTTCTAATTCATCAGTAGTTGTTGAAGTTTTATTATCCGCCATATCAGCAACTTCAACATCCGCAAAAGTTGTCAATACATCAATCCCAATAGCCTTTGATAACATTTGAACAGCATTATTATGCAATTCTTTTGCTTCATCAACATCAAATACTAAATCACCATTTTTATCAATAGGCATCTTCTGAATAATAATCTTTAATAGTTGCTGTTGCATTTTTCGTCTATCAAGATCCTGTGCTGCATCCAAATCAATAATTGCTGGAATGACTGCAATAAATGGCGGGAAGTCTTCCCCATTCAAATTAAATTTAATAACAGAACCTACTTCTAATAAATACCAACCCGCTTCGTCTCCAGGAAAATCAGGTTTAAGTTTACCTTGTTTATATAATCTATATCCCTTTTCAAATTCTGGAGGAAAAATTTTTAACATCCGCGTTCTTTGCTCTGCGTTGGTAAATATGTCATCAAAATATTTCATATTAAATTCAACTGCGGGCTGCCCATTAACTATGAGTCTAGTTCTGCAATATCTAGGCGGCAGCTCCTGCACAACTACAGTCCCATTCCGAGCAATTAAATATCCATAATAACAACCATTTCTTACAACCTTTAAAGCAACCTATCCAAAAAATTTTTTGGCTTCAAATTTATCTAAATAAGCTAAAACTTTATTAAAGCCTTCAAGCAATTTGTTTGGTTTCATTGTATCAGAGTAATAAGGGGTAACTAACCAATCATATCTATACATATATGCCATATAACGACACAACCTTTGATAAATACCACTAATCTTATAAAAATAATTAGAAATATCTCTCATCCGCTCAAGGTCACAATAGTGAATGGCTCTTAATACTTGTTCTTTATCTGCTAACTGCGGATTTATTCTACGAAAATCCCCTAGTTTAAAAATTGCATCAGAAACTGTTTTTACACCAACTCTAATTTTTGTAAAATCAACAGGTATATAACCATTAGCCTAATCTGGAATTTGGTAATCTTCAGTTTCAATCATATTAAAGCCTTTTTTCTTAATCTAAGCCATTCGATTAATCAACTTTAGATACCTCTCCTTCTCTTTATTCTCTGTTACCATCCATATGCGGCTTTTACAATATAATCATAATTTACTACAGCTTCATCCCAATATGGAATGACAACTAAATTTATATCATGATCTTTACAATATTCTCTTTTTTTCATATCATTATATTGTTGTTTTCTTAATCCACTATAACCACCAAATTTATCTTTGGCTTCATAGTGTTGGATTCCTTGAAATTCAATTAAGAAATCAATATTATGCTAATCATCAAAAACCGCAAAATCAAATCTTAATGGACGGCCAGTATTACTAACTAAATCTGGAAAAGAGTATTCTTCTGCGAACTCTAATCCAGACTATTTTAGAATTTCTTCTATTTTTATTTCTCCTCTAGATGCTCGCATATTTTTTCTCCTTCGCTATCTTATATTAAAATTTTATCAATAGAATGAATAAAAATTGACCTTAACTTGGAGTAAAAAATAAAAAGTCTGAAATATTTCGTTTTCTTCTTTTTTTACTCATTTCTTCATCATATCTTATATAATAAAGTCCATAAACGAAAGCAGAAAATTTATCCTTTTTAATACTTCTATTACTTTGTTTTAAAATAATATTAACACCTTCATTCTATTCAACTAAATTTAGCATTTGTTCTTTTAAGATAGATGTTAAAATAAAAGGCTTTAAATATTCATTTCTTTCATCCATGTTCATATTTTGTCCCTGTTTTGTAGACATTAACTTTGTTTTAGCTAAACTCTCATCAATTAAAAATCTAATTTTACCACTATACATTTGAGTTTGAGCATAACTATAAGCCTAAGTGTTAATTGGCGCATTTGCTTTTATAATATATAAAACATCACGCTCAGTTTCTGGCGTTACGTATTTTTTATATTCTGGATATTCATCTGTGTTGTAAACACCAAAAGGTGGTAAAAACTAACCATCCTCAGTATCTTGTGCTTTTATTAAATAATCAATTAATCCAACGCCTAATCCATTACCGTCTATTGCAATTCGTCGCGGTTTGTATTTATAAAATAGATGTTTTATATGAATACATTGTGTTTCAAAATGTTCTGCATCATAAGAATATAAATTTACTAAAGTTTTATTTGCGGCTCCTTGAACTTGCGGAGTAACTTTAAAAACACAAATTTCAGTCGTACACCCTAAACGTCCAACGTCAACACCAAAGACATAATAAGCACTTTTTGTAGACCTGCCGCTATATTCGTATTCTGGTTGCAGTAGTACTCTATGTTTATCAAATCTTTCAGAAGAAAAGAAAGCGTTTTCAACATCTCCAGACCAAATTGATCTGTACTATCTATTAAATGACTAATCATTAAAAGTACCTTGTAATTTTAATTGTTCTACAAAGTTCTCATCCAATAGACCAGATACTACAGGAGTCTAGTAAGTTCCCCCCATAATCATATATTCATCAGGTTCAATAATTGAATTAATCAAAATCTAAATAAGCTTTTTATACAATTTATTTTTATAAAATCGGACTATTTCTTAATTTAAATATTTTCAGGCTTATAAAGTTAATTGATTTTGTCCAAAAATATTTAAATTCCATGCGCTTCGGAAAAAGCTCTACCTCTTTTTCCTACTCTACTCACTTCCACTTTATTTTAAGCGTGTTTTCGATAGTCTCTGAACCTTCCATATTAAATGGCTTGGCATAGCGTTACTTTTTTAAAAGCTTTCACTATTAGCAATCTATTTAAGATCACACCCTCATTTTGAGGTTCACATGGTTTTACTTCGCCTATAATACTTCTCTTAAGTTTAGCGAAACTACTTTTCCATCCTGCGGTTGTTATATAAATTTGACTCTTATTAACATTTTCTTCTTTATGTCTACTTCCGTCTGAAAGCCGTCTATCAACGTTTGTTGTAGGAATAATAACTTCATTTAAAATGTCTCCATCAATTAATACACACTCTTCCATCAAACCGCCAGTTCGACGCTGACCTCTAGAAGATTGTCTTGCCGCCAAAACATCAATAACAGAACCATTTTTAAAAACATATTTTACATTATCTTTTGATTTTGTCGATACACCACGATCCCAATTAATTTCATTATTTAACCCAGGAATAAGTCTACATATTTCCTAAATCTTTGCTATTGTAATCGAGGCTGCTTGCTACTTGCCACCTGTGGTTACAAACAAATGCGAGTTAGGGTATAAAATACATCTAATCATCAATGCCATCATTGACAAAAATGATTTAGAGTAAGCGCGCGGAAAAGTAGCAAACACATAACGATGTCTCATAACTATCCGCAAAAATATTCTTTGATAAAATAAGAAATTAAAAGTGCTATCTTTGCCTTTTATAAAATCTACAAATATATCTGGATACTATCTAAAATAAGCTATTATATCCCGCAACCCATCTATATCTTTTGTTAACCGCTATTCTGACAGACCTTGTTTTTTATACTATCTATTGGAGGACAACTATAATAATTCTTTTAAAGTCATTCTCTTTTAAGCCTCCTGTTTTGATATTCTTCTTCAATTAAATCATCATTAAGAGCTTCATCATGCTCCTTCATTTGCTCCATTGTTTCTTTATATTTAATTATATCTTCATCAGTAAGCTAAACTTCATCTAATCCTTTTTCTTTTGCTTCTTTTTTATCTTTTTTCATTTCTTCTGAAATACGTTTATCTTGTAAATATTTTTCAACTTCTTGAGCCAATGATTTATCTTCATATATTAAATTTTTATTATAAGCTTTTAAATCCATGATAATTTGATCAACAAGATCTTGCGGCTAATCATAATGCAAACGCGGAATTGCGCCACTATGAGACTAAACAAAATCAACAATAGCAGAAGCAGAATCAATTGCACTTCCATCTTTATCTTTATTCTGTGCTTCTGTAAATTTTGCAGATTTCATCATAGAATCATAAACACGGGATAGCTTTTGATAAGAATCAATATCTCCCATATCAATAGCTTCATTCATCTTTAAAGACGTTTTACAAATCATTTTTAAAGTATCAATACGCGCCGCCCCTTGAATATCAAAAGAATTCATAAATTCATTATATAATTGTTCAAGAGCAACCCATTGACTAGGTTTGTAAAGTCTTCCCCACTTTACTGCTAAATACATTTTATCTTCAGCTTCTAAGTTTGCACCAGGATCAACCATTTCACTTTCTGGAATAAAATTCATTTCTTGAAATGGATTTTTAGCCTGACTTAACGCTTCTGCATAAGAACGCGGCTACCCATGAACCTAATATTTTTGTCCAAGATGTTCTCCAGTAATGGCGTCTCCCCATCTTGTTAATTCTTTATTCTGAGTCTCTGTGCTAACTAAAGTTTGATATTCCGCGAGTGATATTTTTCCTTCACTCAGTTTAACTTTTAATTCAGCTTCATGTCGTGCTTTTTCTTCTGCTTCTGCTTTCTATTTTTGTTCTTTTCGCTAATTAATTTCTTCTTGAATTTTCTAAGTGTCTGCATATCCATATTTATTCCATTGTTTTAATTTCATTTTGGCTAAATATCGACCAATAACAGACATCCCATTCATTTTATAAGGGTCTTTCGCAAAGGCTCTATCTCTTAATACATTCCATTCAGTAGGAACATAAGGAACATCCATTTTTTCAAGAATCCACTCAAAAGTGCTAGGATCAAAATTATCTATATGTGCGGTCAAACAAAGCTTACAAATTTCACATTTACTACCATCTTTATAAGTATAAAAATTTGAACTTGCAGCAAGCCGCTTTCCGCATCTTTCGCATTGACATTTACCATTTATGTCTTCTGTTTGTCCTCTTAATTTTTCTGCCATAAAATAGCTCTCCTTCCTATCTCATATTTAAAAAAATTTAATATTAATTTAATATTTTTGTCCTCGTAATTTTTTCTTTCTTTTTATTACGGCAACATTTACACATACTATACCAACCATCTTTAGCTGTTCTATTGCGTGTAAAAAAATAAGGATGAGCTAATTTAATTTCATGACAGCGAGAGCATCTCTTCCATTGTCCAGGCTATTCATAAATATAGTGCCAAACAATCCAATCTTCTTTTGCTTTTTCTGAAATTATTTTTGGAATTTTTTTACGCCAAATGGCAGATAAATATTCAACAGAATAAGTGACATTATAATCTTGTTTAATTCGTATTGCAATTTCACTATTTTGCAGCCCATCAATTTTATATATCATAATATCATATAAAATAGGGTAATCCTCTTTTAACGCCCGCTATGATAAATTATCAAAATCTTCCATCAAATACCACCAATCGCTATCAGGGTGCCCCCAGCAATCCTATTTTAATTTAGAATAATTGCACAATAGACAACAAACATGCTATGGATTAAAAAACGATACTAAACAATCACTTACTGGATTTCCTTTATCATCTATAGTTATATGTTCATTTAAATTAATTTGATTAATGCTTTTTGTTAATTTCATCATAGTGACGGGCGGCTTGAAAGCACTTTTTAAAACATACTGATCTTGTCTCATTTCTATTAACTGTTTTGTTAATAAAAATTTCTATCTTCCCCTAGCCGCCTTCTGTTTAACTTCTATTTTTTTAATTTCTTCTCTTAATTCTCTTAATCCTGGTACTTTTTCTATATCATCTTCAGTAATCTATATTTTAGGAACTAATAAAATATTCTTATCGCCGCCTGTCATAAAATTATAAATGCCATCTTCTCCATTTTCTAATTTTGCAACAAGCCCCTCATAAGACGTTTCCCGCCTATTAATTGTGACCATTCTATTATCTGTTAAAATTTTTTTCTCTTTTTTATTTTCTGGAGTTTTAACTAGATATTTAGTGAGCTATTCTAAATAATAAGGAGTGAGTTTTTCTGGAGGAATACTATTAACAATCTCATGGACTCTTTTGTTTCGCTATTGCGGATCTGTAATAGTATAATCTAATTGAGGATATAATCTTGTTTCATTATTTTTTTCCTCTATTTCCATTATTACTCCTTTCGTATTACTCTTATAATTATATTATACTAAAATTTTTTCTCCTCGTCAAATCTAATTTAAGAAGTTTTTATTGATTTTTAAAAAAAATTATATTATAATATATATAGCAAAAGGAAAGAGGTAAAATAAAGATGGGAAACGCAATTGTAATTTTTTGTCTATCTTTTATTTTTGGAATGATGGGCGGATTTCTATTTATGTCTTTTATTCTAGGCGTTGGAGAAAATAATGAAAAATATGACGCTTATCAAGAAGGATATATGGATGGATATAGGGAGGGGCAAAAAGAATGAAATTAGCAGTAACAGGTCATCGCCCAGAAAGATTAAAAGGACAAGAGAAAATGATAAAAGAGTGGGCGGTTGAGCAGCTTACTCGCCTCCAGCCATCTGTGATATATGACGGCATGGCACAGGGTACAGATCAAATTGTAGCAACCGCCGCAAAAGAATTGGGAATACCTATTATCTGTTGTTATGCTTTTCCTAGGAAAAATTATCATCCAACAGAAGAGTGGATAATGGAAAATAATCTTACATTTTTTACAAGGTTAACTTATTCAAAGGATGCTTACATAATTAGAGATAAATATATGGTAGATTGCGCGGATGCTCTTTTGTGTGTCTGGGATGGAATAGAAAGTGGCGGCACCTTTTTTACAAGAAATTATGCTTTGAAAAAAAATAAAATGATTATTGATTATGGAGGTTTAAGATAATAATGAAAGCGCAAGCTAATTATAATATGGAATTTGATAATGGAAAATTTCAAAAAGAAAAGAAATACTGCTACAGAGAGGAAAATGATAAATTTTTTGTAACAACAGAAGAAGGTAAAGAACAGGATTTTACCGGCGCGGAATTTAATACATTTTTTACTATTTTAAAAGAGAATGAAAAATATAATGGATAATTTAGCTAAAGAACATTGGATTGTATATGTAGATAAAAGTCGTTGGTTTAGCCCATCTTATTATGTATATTGTAATAGATGTCATAATGGTGGTCTTCATATGGATGCAGAAACGGGTGGGCCTATATTAGAAGATTTTTGCACTTATTGTGGCATAGACATGAGAGGAAAAGAAGTAGAATGGAAAATTTTATCAGAATATGAGTAGTAATTGATATTATTTATAGAATAATTTTCCATTATTTTGAAAAATTAAAAAATTTATTGTATAATATAAATATAAAATAAAAAAAATAATATGAAAAGGAGGCAGTAGCAGGTATAAGACGGTCATACACCTGCGAAAACCGCATGAAACGAGTAACTACAGAATATAAGGTAAATGAAGCAAAGCGTACAGTAGTATGTATTATCACAACAATCAATGATGTACCGCATCGACTGGCCAAGTACGGCCTAGCAGATGAAGAATATGACGAAATTGATTATGATATTCGTATTTATAAGGGAATTGCAAAGTGCGCGCCCGAAGATGAATGGGATGAAATTTATGGGAAGCGGCTGGCTGAATATAGAGCTGCCCGTGCCCGCCAGGTTGATGTTAATGAAGAACTGAAAAATTATATTAAGGGAATTACAAAATGTATTGATGCCCTTAATGAGCATGGACTTATGAGAAAGCCTTATCCGCCAAAGGCATAATAATTATGCAATATATATTTGATAATGATATTGCATCATGGTCATATTTAAATCTTATTGATATTAAAGATGAGGAAGATGATGAGTCTTCCTCATCAATATCAGAAAACAAGGAGAGCTAAAATGGGAATATATGATTGTGATTGTATTAATAATTTAGAATATGAACGAAGCAAAAGAAGAAAAAAACTTTTTCATATAACGCCGCAAAAACAAAATGGATGTATATTAACAGAATTTGGGGATTGTTCATATAATGAAACAGGATGTTCTGATTGCACGATAAAGAAAAAAATTAGAAATGCACAAAAGTATAAAGAAGAGTCTCCAGAAGAAGTTGCGGCAGACATGGCTTCAACTTCACCGTTTGTAATAGAAACATGGTGTAGTTTATTAAAAGGATTGAATAGAGCAGGTTATATAATATGCAAAAAGATTTAATTAGTAGATAGATGGCGGTTGAGACCATTATGGGACAGCCGCCAGAACCGCATTATCCGTCATGGTATGCGGCGCAGATTGAGAAACTGCCTGCCGCACAGCCCGACCATGTTGCTGACTCCGGCAAAAAGGCAGACGGAGACTGTATAAGCAGACGGGCGGCGCTCGATGCAATTACAGACGAGTTAATGCCGTCGACTCCGCTTTCGGCAGTAATCAGAGTAAAGAACAGACTTAAGGAATTGCCATCCGCACAGCCAGAACAGGTATGCGTTGCTAATGTCACACTAACAGATGAACAAGTAAAAGAAGTGGTAGAGAAAGCAAAGAATGCCGTCATATCTGTAATCGAGCTAGAACCGCATTGGATTCCGGTAAGTGAGAGATTGCCGGATGACGATAAGGAAGTGCTGCTTTGTATTAACAATGGTGAATTATGGCTTGGTTGGCATAATATCACTTGGAAAACAGAAGAGTTTTATTTTGACAAAGAACAAGTCATTGCGTGGATGCCTCTTCCAGAGCCTTACAAGGGAGGAGAGATGTGATGAGCGGTAAAGATGATTGCATCAGCAGACAGATGGCGATTGATGTGCTCGACGAACAGATTGAGCAGTGCAATAAAGCGTTGGGCTCGTTTGATATTTCACCCAAAGACGAATATGCAATCAAGGTTGAAAGGGCATCACTCGAAGCGTATAAAGAACAGCTTGAAAACATGCCATCCGCACAGCCGGAACGGAATGGAAAGTGGATATATAACAGCCCTACGACCATGAAATGCGATCGATGTGGGTTTGCCATAAAAGACTGGGATTGGCATAGGTTTAAATATTGTCCGAACTGCAGGGCGGATATGAGGGGAAGGTGAAAAGGAGTGAGTAGATACTATTGTCCGCATCGCACAATAAAAACACGTAAGAAAACTAACGATGGCGGTTGGGTTGAAATTGAAGATTTTATGGAGTGTATAGGTGATAAGTGTCCATATTATCAACTTAAAGAAACTGGCGATTTTGATATTTATGAAGAGTGTACAAGGCATAACATAAAATTTTAAGAATAAAGGAATAAATAATAAAAATGAGATGCGAAAATTGTGCATATTTTATAAAAAAACTTAAATGTAGCATTACTGGTGATAGCATGAGCCGCTATGAGCGGATGATAGAGCCGCTAAACCGCGAGATACAGCCTGAAATTATTCGATGTAAAGATTGCAAATATTGGCGCATAGATTCAGAAGGAGAACGATACTGTGATCGTATTGTTGGAGTGTTAGGATGCGATGATGGAAACGGATACTGCTCAGATGCGGAAAGGAGATAATTATGTCGTTTGAAGAAGCATTGGAATGGTTAAAAAGAGAAAGAGGTTGTTGGAACATGCCTTCAGAAGAATGTGAAAAATTCATATGTAAAGATTGTGAATGTTTTGTTGAACCAGAAGTTTTTCAGAAAGCGGTTAATGTAATTTTGGTGGCTTATGAAAAAGGATAAAAAAATGGCACAAATAATTTGGGGTATTATATTTATTTTTTGGATTGTTATAGGGACATTTCAAATTACATGTTCAATAGTTTCTAAGGATTATACCGTTTCATTATGGAATTATGTTAGCTGTTGGGTAATGTTAATGATAATGTTGTCTATGATGTTAGCTGCAATGATGCAATCTTAAAAGGAGAAAACAATGAATACAGATAAAATATTATTGATTGTGTGCGTGCTTTGGGGGGTGTCTTTAAAAATAAATTCCGCAAAAAATAAGAAAACATCTGTATTCACTGTTTTAGCTTTTTGTTTAATTTTAATTGTTGAGATTGCGGAAAT